GGGAGTCCAAGTCTTGAAATCACGTTGTCGTCAATCAAACTTTACGCCAAAGATGCGCCTGTATATCTGTCGAGTCGGGCCGAGACAATGGACGAACGAGTTTACAAATGGGTACTCAACTCGTCGGGTAACTTTGGTGATGCCTACAACCGGATCATGGATGACGCATTCCAATACCACGATGCAGTCATCATCGCCAACGACGACATCTGTCTAACTCCAGACTCGTATAGGCTCATTCTTGAGGATGCCGAGCATCTACAAAAGGCAGGGCATAAGATCGGTGTTTTGGGGGCAAGGTCGGATTACATCTTGGAAGCCCAGAACATCCGGTTCGAGGGTGGTGCAAGACACGGGTTAAAGTGGGCAGAAGAACAGACGATCAAAGAAACGGGTGTGATTGCGCCGATCTTTGCTTACATCACGAAGGAAGCCTTCCAGGCGGTCAGGTTTCCGCCGATCAACTGGTTTTCAGATAACGTCTTTTGTCATACACTTACGGTACTAAACTTTAGGCATTTCGTATCAAGGGCTTACGTTCATCACGCTGGCAGTCAAACAGTCGGCAAGGATGACCGTAAAAACCTCATGGAGGCTTCAAAATGGATGTGGAAAAACGAGCCAGGGATAGCAAGGCACTACAGAATCCCTACCGAATGAAGGTTCCTCCGGTTCCGATCAGGTACGACAGGAAGGTGGGTATCCCTATGCAACCTCCGAAAGGTAAAAAATGAAGGGCTTACTCTCACCTAAAGTCATGATCGTCATCAAGCAAAAAGAAGACGAAGAAAACGAGTGTCCGCTGCCGACCCAAGACGAGAAGCTCAACGAGGAAAACAAGCAGATTGCTAGGGAAGAGGGTATGTACGGTCCTGAACGAGAGGGCGATACTCAATTCTGGCGCGATCTAGGTGCAAAGTGGCGTATCTCTGCAAGCCAGGCTCAAGAGAGGCGCTGCGGCAATTGTGGATATTTCGACATGGAGATGAAGGATTGTCTACCTGAAGGTGTCGGCTACTGCCACGAGTGGAACTTTATGTGTGCGCCTGAGAAATCTTGTATGGAGTGGAAAAGTGAAGAAAACGAAAGCGGAGAAGAAGATCTCCAAGGTGATGACTGAGTACAACAAGGGTAAGTTGCACTCTGGAAGCAAGAAGGGTCCGACCGTGACTAACCCTAAGCAAGCCCTCGCGATTGCGCTTTCTGAAGCTAAGGTCAAGAAGAAATGAAAGGCTTATACGCAAATATTCACGCCAAGCGTGAACGCATAGCCAAGCAAAAGGCTGCTGGCAAGACTCCAGAGAAGATGCGTAAGCCTGGGAGTCCTGGTGCGCCAACGGCTAAGGCTTTCAAAGAATCAGCTAAAACGGCTAAGAAATGACTGCTGCCTGGACTCGTAAGGCAGGCAAGAACGCCAAGGGTGGCCTCAACGAGAAGGGCCGGAAGTCTTACGAGCGTGAGAATCCTGGGTCAGATCTAAAGGCTCCGGTCAAAAGCGGAGATAACCCGCGTAGAGCGTCTTTTCTTGCGCGAATGGGTAATATGCCAGGCCCAGAGAGAAAACCCGATGGGAGCCCTACCAGGCTGCTCTTGAGCCTAAAGGCATGGGGTGCAAGTTCTAAGGCTGATGCGAAAGCAAAGGCTAAGGCTATCTCTGCGAGGAACAAAAAGTGAAGCGTAGAAAAGGACTGCTAGACGAGGAGAAGTTTCTTCCTCCGTTGCCTGAGCAACTACCGAGGGGCGTAAGTTCGCTGCCAGGTTATGGTCAGACAAGTCCTGTCGCGCAGGGATTACTAGGGTTTACGGGCAGGCAACCTACTTACTCGGTGATGGACCCAGAGGCTCAGAAGATGTCTGAGGCTTACAGACTAGGCGAGCAAGCAAGTGTCGCTAGTCAGCTTTACGGGTCTATGCTTCCTTTTGCTGCTGCGTCTACTATGGCAAATGCACAACGCGCTGGAAGCCTGCTAAGTCCGCTTACGGTGTTTCATGGCTCTCCGCATAAGTTCAGTAAGTTTGATGCGAGCAAGATCGGTACAGGCGAAGGTGCTCAGGTATATGGACACGGCATTTACTTGGCTGAAAGTCCAGACGTAGCAAAACAGTACAAAGCGAGCACATCAGCAAGTATGTACGACACAACCGAAGGAGTTATTAGATCTTCTGACTTGGTAGGGGAACTATTCAAACAATCTGGAAACGTGCCGAAAAATTTAGAGTCTGCGTATCAAGCAAAAGCAAACGAGGTTGTACGCGATTTAATAATGGGTAAGTCATCATCAGAGATTGCGAGTGAAATACGTTCATCTAAGTATGGCAGAACTTATGGTGCATTAGCTGATGCAGTGGATCGTCTTGCGCCTAAAGCCGCTAGTGGGCAAATGTATAAAGCAGATCTACCAGACGAAGAAATAGCAAAGATGCTAGATTGGGATAAGCCTCTAAGTCAGCAGTCTCGGGCTATACAAAAGTTTGCACTTGAGAACAGCAAGCCTTTGGCAAAACTAGTCAAATTTCAACAAGCTAACAAACTCAATGAAAACCCGCCAAAGTCTATCTATGACTTAAGTGGTGGCGAATTGATGCGAGAGCTTGGGTCTCCACAAGAAGTGGCGCAAAAGTTACGCGATTCAGGCATACCAGGGGTTCGCTACCTCGACCAAAACTCGCGCGGCGCTGGTAAAGGAACATCTAACTTCGTTGTATTCCCAGGCGAAGAATCTAAAGTGCGTATCATGGAGATAAACGGTAAGCCTGTAGTCATAGACGAAGAAGAGCTTATGAGATCAGGTTTACTAGGTCGGTAATCTGTTGCAAACAAACAACGAATGGACAACAAAGTATTGAGTGATGGTGAAAAGAGAGTACCTCCTGCTGCTGGCATGGGTAGGCAGAAGGGAGTGCCTAACAAAAGCACTGCTGCGGTGAGGGAAGCCATTGCGAAAATGGCTGAGATGAACGCTCCGAGGTTCTCTAATTGGCTAGACCAAGTAGCCGCAAAAAGCCCAGAAAAGGCTTGCGATATTTACTTGAGAGCTATCGAGTACCATATTCCTAAGCTAGCAAGGACAGAGGTAACGGGAACTGACGGGCAACCAGTTGCTCTACAAGTGACATGGGCGCAACCAGAATAATCATTCCGTATGCACCGCGAGCGCAACAGCTACAGATCCACCATGCGCTTGCAGACAAGCGATTCGGAGTTGTTGTTGCTCACCGGAGATGCGGAAAGTCGGTTTCTGCGGTCAACCACATCATCAAGTCCGCAATAGAGAATCAAAGGGAGGCTCCAAGATATGCGTTCATCGGGCCTACCTACTCTCAGACCAAACGAGTCATCTGGGATTACCTCCTCAAGTTTACCGAGCCCCTTAACGCCACTGCCAATATTGCGGAGCTTCGGGTTGATTTCTGGGGCAGACGCATCCAGCTTGCAGGGTCTGATAACCCAGACTCTCTTAGAGGACAGTATTTTGACGGGGTTGTATTCGACGAATTTGGCGACCAAAACCCTAAAATTTGGTCGGAGGTGGTTCGTCCGGCCCTGTCAGACAGGATGGGATGGGCACTGTTCCTCGGAACCCCAAAGGGAAATAACCACTTTAAGAGTCTGAGAGACCATGCGTCAGAGCATAACGATTGGGCCTTGCTTGAGTTCCGAGCATCCGAGACAGGTCTTATCCCTCAAGCTGAACTCGATGCAGCCAAGTCCGAGATGGGAGATGACAAATATCTACAGGAGTTTGAGTGTTCCTTCGACAGTGCAATCGAGGGAAGTTATTACGGGCAGCTTCTCAATGAGCTACCGTCTGAGCGATTCCATGACATTCCGGTGGATGGGATAGCCAAGACTTATTGCGCCTGGGACTTGGGGATAGGCGACTCCACTGCGATCTGGGTGTGCCAGAGGGTAGGGTTAGAGACAAGACTTATTGACTTTGTGGAGAACCACGGTCAGGGGCTTGACTGGTATGTGAACTGGCTGAGAACGAACCATTACGAATTAGCCGAGCAGTTGCTTCCTCACGATGTACAAGTCAGGGAGTTAGGCACTGGACGCTCAAGGATGGAACTCCTACAAGAAGCAGGGTTAAACATCACGATTGTGCCGAGAATGAGTGTTGACGATGGGATACAAGCCGTGAGAAGGCTAATTCCTTATTGTTGGTTTGACTCCAAGACAAAGCGTGGAGTGGACGCGCTACGCAATTATCGGAGACAATACGACGATAAGCGTCAGGTCTATTGGGACAAACCTCTCCACGATTGGGCATCTCATGCGAGCGACGCATTTCGGTATCTTGCGGTTGGCATGTCCGAGACAACATCTTGGTCTAAACCTCTGAAACCTAACGTAAGCTGGGTGGTGTAATGGACGACGGTAGACTTAAAGCAATACTTCAAGGCGAAATCGACAACGCGATAGGCTTTCTTGAGACCGAGACGGTCGAGCAGCGTAAGAACGCGCTAACTGCCTATATGCGTGACCCCTATGGGAACGAGGTCGAGGGTCGCTCTCAGATCGTAACCGGTGAGGTTGCGGAAGCGGTAGACGGGATGCTCCCGCCTCTCATGCGTTTGTTTACTTCTGCCGATCAGATTGGTGTATTCGAGCCTGTAGGCCCAGGCGATGAGCCTTTAGCAAAACAAGCAAGCGAGTACACAAACTGGGTGCTTATGAAGCAGAACCCAGGCATCTCGATCATGCACGACTGGTTCAAGGACGCGATCCTTCAAAAGGTCGGGATCATCAAAGCCTACTGGGATGATTCGATTTCGGTCACAAAGGAGCAGTACGCAAACCTGACAGACGACGAACTCGCCATGATTATGTCTGACGGGACGATGGAGATCGCTGCCCAAGAGACGATTGAGCAAGAGATTGACGGTCAAATGATGCGCGTCCATAACGTTGCGCTGATGAAGCAAACCAAGTCAGGAAAGATCAAGATCGAGAATGTGCCGCCCGAAGAGTTCTTGATCTCAAAGGCAGGAAAGACTGTCAGGGACACGCCTTTCGTTGCACATAGAAAGCTCATCACAAGGTCTGATCTGGTTGCGATGGGGTTTGATCCTGAGATCGTGATGAACCTTCCGGTTTACAACGACCTTGAGTTTAGTGCTGAGTACATCGCTCGATACAACCGAGACGAACAGCCCTACATGGAGCCAAGCCTCGACAAGTCCATGCAGACGGTTGAAGTGTTTGAGTGCTACCTAAAGACAGATTACGACGGAGATGGGATTGCAGAACTTAGACGGGTTCATTTTTCTGGGAATGAAATCCTAAGTAACGAAGAAACTGATCTC